CCTTTAAGAAAAAATTATGCTGGTATTGGATATTCTTATGACGAAGATAAAGATGCTTTTATAGCACCAAAACCTTATTCATCTTGGACATTAAACGAAACAACTTGTCATTGGGAAGCACCAGTTACTTATCCTACTGATGACAATAATTATATTTGGAATGAAACAACTACAACATGGGATTTGACTGTTTAAATGGAAATAATTGAAAATTTTTTAGAAGATAATTCTTTTAAAGATTTAAAGAAATTAATTATGGAAAGTGAATTTTCTTGGTTTCAAAGAAAAAATATGATTCTAAATACTGATAATGATTTAGGATTTTTTACTCATTCATTTTTTAATAATAATAATATTAATTGTGACAACTATAATAAATACATACTTCCAATATTAGATAAATTAAAAGTTAAAGCACCTATACAAGTAAGAGCAAATTTGTCTCCATCTTCTTTTTATAAAAAAGATGCTTGCGCTTTTCATGTTGATTATGAATATAAATGTAAAACAGCTATTCTTTATATTAATACTTGTAATGGTGGTACTGAATTAAAAATTAACAATGAAATAGAATTTGTAAAAGCAGAAGAAAACAAAATTGTAATTTTTGATACAGACATTGAACATAGAGGCACTAAATCTACAGACCAAGATTTTAGATACATTATTAACTTTAATTATTTTTAATATGACTAGAAAAATAATAAAATTCGTAAAAAATATAATTTGTAAAATATTTCATATTAAACAATGCAAATGTAATGACTAGAAAACAGGTAACTTCAAAACAATTTGTCGAACAATCAACAGGAGTTAGACTTTCTTCGCATGAAAAACTTTGTGCTTTTCGTATGAAAACAATATTAGAAAATATTAAAGAAATGAGAAAAGAAATTAATGAATTAAACAATACAGTTTCTATGGGTAAAGGAATGGTTAAAGTTTTAGTTTTTTTAGGTTCAGCAGTAGTAGGAGCAATAGGATATTTTAGTTTAAAATAAAACAATCATGAACGAAATAATAAGAGAGCCTGAAAAATGGCATGAGGATTGGTGCGAGTTTAATCCAGATGAATTTAGGTGCAGCTGTTGTAAAAGATTAGAAATATCATCTGACCTGGTGGATCTATTACAAGCGGCTAGAAATGTATTAGGACCATTACAGATTAATTCAGGTTATCGTTGTCCAGATCATAATAATAAAGTTTCAAAAACTGGAGAAGCTGGACCTCATACTACAGCTTATGCTGTTGATATTCATGTATCAAACTCTCAACATAGAAAAAAATTAATATCTTACTTCGCAAATAAAGTGTCTGGATTAGGTATAGCAAAAACATTTATTCATATTGATTTGCTAGACCAAGATTCTGGTTTTGACGTAAGACCTAACTGCTGGTTATATTAAATGTGGTTTGCTTTACTTAAAAATCCTCTTACAAAACTTATAGCTGAAAAGACTATTGGAGCTATAACTCATAAATTAAAGAAGGATGCTATTTTTAAACAGAAAGAATTAGACCATGCTCAAAATGTAGATATTCAATCTCTCAAATCAAGCGATAACAGTTTGAAAGATGAATGGTTAGTTATTGTATTTAGTTTAATTTTTGTAGCTCACTTTATAGGACCACTTCAAGAATATATGTTGCGAGGCTGGGAAATCTTAAAGTTGGCATCGGATTATTTCTGGATAATTATTTTAACTATTGTCGGTGGATCTTTTGGATCTTCTGGAATTACTAAATTTCTTAAAAAGAAAAAGTAATGATAAATCCAAAAGAAGATGAATTATCTAATTTTGCTCATTGGTATTTAACCTCTGGAGAAGTTGATAAAGTTTATACACCTATAAAAAATGGTTTACTATTTATAGAAGGTGTAAGTGGTATCGTATTATATAGATCTAAACCTTATCAAGTAGAGTTATTTATTTGTCAGCCAAATTTAGTTATACCAGAGCATACTCATCCAGACGTTGATAGTTACGAGTGCTTTTTATATGGCATGAAATTTACACACTCTGGAGAAACAGTAATGAGTGAAGAACAAGCATTAGAAGAACAAGATGGTTATCCAATTAATGCTTATCAAACAATACGAGTTAAACCAAACGACTTACATGGTGGTACTGCTTCTAAAAATGGCGGTTCTTTTATATCAATTCAACATTGGATAAACGATGTAGAGCCAACTCATGTTAGCTCTAATTGGGATGGTCATTCAATGGGTAAACAACATTCAGTACAAGCAAAGTTAAGTGGCTAAGAAAAATGTTCAAGGCTACATTCCTAATAAGCCAAGGAAACGAAAAGGTCGTCACTCTAAAAGACTTAATAAAAATCTAAAAAATCATAAAAAATACATCGGTCAAGGTCGGTAATGTCAAAAAAAACTAAGTCTGTAATGTCACCTCTTTGTGATTGGTGCAAAACTAATAATGAGCGTTTTATAATAACAGCTTCAGGTCACACTTTCTGTTTAGAACAGTTTTTAGGTAGTCCGCCAATTAAGGACTGTCATACAGAATGGATGAAACACAATAAAATGAAAAAAAAACTTACGTATGAAAATATCAGATAAAACAGCAGTAAGTATGCCAATGAGAAACCTTATCTCAATATTAGCAGCTGTAGGAATTGGGGTGTGGGCATTCTTTGGTATTCAGGAAAGACTTAATACTCTGGAAACTAATAATACCTTAATGCAAAACGATTTAGAAAAAGCTGTTGAGTTTTCAATAAAGTGGCCTCGTGGAGAATTAGGTTCACTGCCAGCAGATAGCGAACAATTTATGTTATTGGAAATGCTAACAAGCCAAGTTGAAAAACTAGAAGAACAAATGGAAAATTCTATGCACAATAAAGTTAATATTGAAAGAAACCAAAAGGATATTGAAAAAGCAATATCTAACATTGATAAGATTAAAGACAAAGTTAGAAAAAATGGAAGTTCACATTGATAGAAATAGTCGTAGCCTTACTAATGACATTACAAGGTAATGTTATTGAACACACTTATAAAGAAAAAATAAGTGATTGTTTAAAGTCGAAAAGACTAGCTGAGAGAGAGGTTAATCCACAATCAGTCCAATTTATGTGTAAGCAAGTAAAGGCTGAAACAGAAATCTATATGGGTGCAAAGAAAATTTTAAGAATAATAAGTTTAACTAAATAATGAAAAAATTTTTATTATTCATACATCATTATTCAAGCAAACTTAATGTTTGGTCATGGCAGAAATTATATCGCAATAGAAAAACTAGTTATGGATTCAAAAAATGAATCTAAATAAGGCTTTATTTACCATAGGATTTTAGCATTTATTCTGTTATTATATTAATAATTCAGTATGATTTGTTTTGTTTTGAAGTTTGAACCAGATCTGAACCAAATGCTCTAGGCGGGGTAGCTCAGTTGGTTAGAGCGCAGGACTCATAATTCAAGTTCTTAAGCAAAATTTAACAATTCATACTGGTAATATTAACTAAACAACAGGAGTTGTTGAACCAGTGATTGTTAAAATAAGTCCTATAAAATATGAAGTTCCTAATATTTGTGTTTCAAGCTTTGAACCACATTTGAACCACAACGCATACGAGTTGTTATATTCTTATAAGATCCTATTGAATAGTTATCTGGTGAGACTATTAAATATATATGGATCATGAACTTAGAATAGTTCCAAAAAGAAATAAGTTAGTTATTCAAGATTTTAGAAATAACAGAAAACAAATTGGCAAATCATACAGTACACAAGGAGCTGCTAAAGCTGCTTTAAGAAAATTGATTGAAGATGTTGCTACTGAAAAAGTAGTCATTGGTGACAGACATAAAGTTAGAGATCTCTATATAAAATTCCATACTCAAAGAAGTGCGGATGCTGATATAGGCGGAGATCTAACTAAAGAAAGCATTAGAAGGTATGAGGCTTATTGGAGATTATATCTTCATAATACTTTGCCAGATGTTTATATAGATGAGTTAAATAATAAATCTATCGTAACTCTTATTAAAGCTCTTAATGAAACGCATAAACTTCCATACAAAACTGTTTATAATATTGTTTCAGCTTTTAAAACTTTTGTAAGATGGTGTATTGGAGAAGATACAATTAAACATTCTCCAGTTCTTCTATTCGACTGGGATAAACACAAACATTTAAGACTTAGAGATAATAATGAAATTAAACCAAAGGTAACTGCTTTAATATCTCAAAATCAATGCCAAGATTTAATTGATATTTTATTTAAAAATAAAAATAAAGATTGGTTATCTGGTTTTAAATTAATGATTATTTCATCATTAGCTTTTACTGGTTTAAGGTTATCTGAATTAATTGGTATCACTCGTGATAAGATAGATATTAAAAACCAGCTAATTTCTATTGATGGTCATTTTGATTTTAGACAAGGTTTCAGAGTTAATAAAACTAAAAATAAAGGATCTACAAGACCAATAGATATTATTAATGAATTTCTGCCTCTGCTTAAATGGTGGCTAGTACTTAATAAAAGTAATCCAAATAATTATCTGTTTCCAGCAACAAGAGGAAATGGACCTATATCTGAAAAGAAAACTAGAGAGACTGTTTGGAAAACTTATGCTGAAAATGGATTGGCTGAACTTAAAGAAGTTACAATGCCATCTGGTGGTAAATATTTAAGAGTTGTCAACTCACCTTTAGAAGGTGCACCAACAAAAACATTTAGGCATTATTTTGCTACATCATTAGTTAATGCAATGTCATCTGATCCATTACTTAATAAAAATAATATTAAACATGCTTTAGGTCATGATCAATGGTCAACTACAGAAAAGATCTATGGAAATCATCAAATAGCAATACCGACAGAACGAAAAATAAGAGAAAGAAATTCAATAGGTAAAGCTATTGGCTTGACAATTAATAAACCTACAGAGTAAACTTATGTGAGGAGGTATCATGGAAGATTTTGAAAGCAAGTTTAGAAAATGGTTTCAGTTAGTTGGTTGGAGAGACAAAAAATTTGAAGAAGAAACATCGTGGGATTGGTCAATACAAGTAGCTGGATTTATTAAAGATCCAGATAAAAGCTTAAATACAGAAATAAAATTATCAGGAGATCCAACGGAACAGCTAGCAAGAGAAAGAGAAGGTGTCTACCTGAAAGAATTAGAAAAGAAAGAGATGTTAAATTGATTATTTATATGTCGATATAAAAATAATTAAACTTTTTTTTCTTTTTGTTTACGCTCTTCTGTTTGCCTTCTTGATTCTTTATAGGATTCTTCTAATTCTTTTTCCTCTTTCTTAGCATTTTTTAAGAAATCGTTTTCTTCTAAAAATTTTTTAAATCTTATTCCACGGAAAATCTCCATAAGTCATTTCTAAACATAATTTATAATAACTGTAACTAAAATCAACATCATAAAGAAAGTTATTGGCATTTACTTTCTGTAAATTCCTAGTCTCTCATTACCTTCTCTAATCAAAACATTCTCCTTCTTCAAAAATTCATTTTCCTTTTTAAATTTTGTATTATCTACGTGTAACATTGCATTCATTTTTTTATGTTGTAGTTCAATATTTTTTAATTCTTCCAATTCTTTTTTTACTTTCTCAAGCTCAGCTTTTACTTTATCAAGCTCAACCTTGTAGGTCTGAACAGCAAATCTCTTTAGTGTTTCACTATCAATCATCGTTCCTCTCAGCTGTTTCTTCATCAGCATCAGGTAGCACCTCATCCATAACCAAATCATACATTCCATTAGGATTTTCCATAAAAACTATTTCAGCTTTAGTTTCTTTGATAATCTGTTTGCAATGGTCTTTAGCTTGCTCCAGGACTGTAGTTAAATTAGGAAAATTAGCTGGGTAAACTCCGTATATATAAAGATCATTGATAGCAGCTGTCACTCTTGCCAAGCCTTGGTATCTTCTTTTTAATCTTTGAATTTTGCCATCTATCGGCAAATTATAAGGAACTTCATTCATTTATTTTTTTCCATTTAATATTTTTTATATTAATATCTATATTTTTTACTTCAGTTGAAATTGGAATAGAATTATCTTTATTAGCTTCAACTTCATCTTTATATTTTTCCTCTAATAAAAAATGAGCGTCTCCAGTTATTGTCTTAAGTATCTTACTCAGATTCTTCCAGTCCAAACAAAGCTTTTGCTGTTTTTATTGGTTTAGGTTTTGTAATACTAGGAAGTATTTTTTCTATAACTTTATCTCCAAAATCTATTGTTTGTTTTATGATTGGTTTTTTATTGGTAAGAAATATTTTAAGTATATCATCGGATTGTTCTTTTCCTTCTGGTTCGTACTTAATAACCATCATATACTTTGCTCCAGCATCAGGAGCTGCTTGCTCTTGTACTTCTACTTCAATAATATTAGCTTTTATTATACTCATATTTTTGTACCAAAAACTGAAAGATCTTTTCCGTCATCGTCTTTATCGGAATCAAACCAATTCAATTTAACACCTTTAAGTTCTTCATAACTGCCAATATCTTTTTGTGGTTTTAGATAACCAGCATCCTGAGGAGTTAAAATTTGATTATTTTTTGTTTGTTCAAAAATAAAATTTGGACTAACTAAATCATCTAGTTTAACTTTATAAAAATTTGCAATTTGAGTTAATCTATATGTGCACGGAATATTTTTTCCAGCTTCATATTTATTTATTTGTTGAGGAGAGACGGACAAATGTCCAGCAAGCACTTTTTGTGGAATAAACTTTGCCTTACTTAACCTACAATATTTTAAATTACCACCTAGCATTATTGCAAAATTAGCAGCGTCTAAAGGTCTAAACTTAGCCATTTGTAGCCTCCAAGAATTGCTTAATTTCGTTTTTAATTAGCTTAAAATCTATACTAGGTATTTTCTCTGCCGTTATTTTAAAGCAAGCGTCAGGCATTTGCTGAAATTTACTTTGCATATTTAAAAAGTAGCAAGCTTTCTTATCTTTGATCTTTAGATACCAGGCAGTATTATCTAATCGTCTGTAATGACCTGTCTCTGGGTTTAGAAAAGCTTCTTTACTCATAGAGCAATAGCTTTCTCTTTTTTTTCTCATTAGAAATCCTCCATCAGTGAGTTTGTTTTTATTGAAGTTGATAAGACAGCAATTAATCTTGCTGCCACTTGGGGTGCGAACTCTAAAGTCTCGCCATAAAAAGTCAAAACATTTAATTCTTCTTCATTTAATAAATTAATACTCCAATTTTTATCTTTCATTTTTAAATCTATACTTGCGTAATTTTTTACTAATTCTTTTTGTAGATTATTTAATTTAATATTTTTAACGCCAGGAAATTCAATTACATTGTTTTGATTTCTCATTGTAATAAATCATCCGTGTTAATTTTTTCAGATTCTTTTTCGTGCATTTCGCACGCCTGTACAATGTAGGCGACTGCATCTTCGTAAGTATCTTCTTTAAATTTATGTGTAGCTCGAATTAATTTTGCCTGAGTATATAATAATGGAATGAACCAACCTGGTATTGGTTTTAATAAATATTTTTTAAGTAATATGGACCATCCAAGAGCAATATTTTCCATATTGTCCTCAAAAGATCCATACTGAGTTTGCCTAGATTTCTCTAAAGCTTCTAATCTTTTATGAAGATTTTTTTTTAACATTAGTTTTGAAATCTTCGTGAGCTTTTTGTATGAAAAATTCTACTGTCTTTGACATACTAATTGGCATTTCAAATTTTTTTTGTGATAGCTCTTCCAGCAGACGATAGGTACTGACGTTAATTGCTACACTCTTAAATTTGTCAGGATTCATTTTTAAGCCTCCAACTCCGAAGGATTAAATGCCGTAGCATCGTCAGCTTTCTCTACTCTAAAGAAAGTATAAAAGACTGTTCCTTCTGGCATTTTTCCTGTGCCTTTTGCTTTTTGTTGGTAAGCTCCGAAACGATGTTTAACTCCGTCAACAACTATTGTTCCTGACATATCGTATGATTTCTCGGATTTTTTATTTGTAGCTATAAAAGCTGCTCCAAGATCTGGTCTCACTTTTTTAGCGGTTTCGTCTGTATCTGACATATTAGATTGCTCCTTTGGTTTGTAGATTGGTTTTATGTACTCGGAAATCTTCCATAAAATTTTTATATGCCATTGGATTTTTGACTTTCAAATCTCCAAGCATAATTTTATTTTTAGATAACCATTCTTGATAAGATCCTTTGTGAGACACAGCCTCTAATTCTTTCAAGGCTAGTTGGATCTTTTGGTCTTGCTGCATTTGAGCTGCACTAACTTCTTCAGCAGATGCTATTCCATCTGAAATAAAGCCTAGAAATGCAAGAGCTCTGCCAGTAGCAGAGGTTTCACAATTTTCTAAGGCTGATGTTTGATTTATTTTTGAGGCAGTTCTTTTTTCCTCAGCATGACCAGTCGCTAAATGTTTTTCATCAACATATATATCTGACTGCATTACTACTGTATTTGCATCAATACTTACTATTTTCGTTACTATATCTAATGAAGTTCCAAGAGCTCTTCTAGCTACTGCTATTCTTAACGCTACTGTTGCATACTGTTTTCCATGAATAGAAATTGTTTGTCCATCTAATGATTTTTTAAATTCATTAACAGCCTGGACTAGCTTATCTATATTAGCTGCCATATTAAAATTACTCCTACTATTATTGTTGATATTAAAAATCCATTTCGTAAGGATCTTTTTTTTTGTTTGTCCAATTTATTTTGGATATAAAAATCTTCTAAATCTGACTTCATGAAATTTTCCATAAATCTTTTGCTTCTTTTAATAATTCTGTTGGCATTCCATTCCAGGCGAAAGGATGATTGAGGTTCATGTCCATGAGAGACGCTGCACCTTCGATAATTTCTTCTCTAGTTAGATCCTGAAATAAGGTTAAAATTTTTTCTCTTCTGATGAAAACATTAAACATAATTTGTA